ACCAGAAGCAGAACCTGCACCTGTAACTGTATAATGTGTAGTTAAAGTTTTTACTGTTTCAGTAGCTGTCGCATCCCTAATAATAACTTGTAAATCTGTGTTGGCAAATATCTTGAAGGTGTAGTTAAAGGTATCGAGAGTACCATTACCTGCGTATGAGTTCTTTACTGTAGTTGAAGATATTGTCATATTTAAAACCTATTAACATAAGAAGAAGGTTTTGGAAATATAAAATCTTGATCGTATTCCTTCTTCAACTTTTGTTCCACCCTTTTTAAACTTCCAGGTGATAATAGTTCTTGTATAGTATATCCAAACAAATAGTCAAACCCTGTTTTTATATAAAATAAATTTAAAAATGGTATATTTTGTTTTATTGCTCTATATGTAGATCTAGCTGCTAATTTGCCTTCTCCAGTTACACCATAACTTATAGCTTGTAATAATTCTAAAGCGGTATTAGGAATTGGTCCAAGAAGTGTACCTGCTTTTTCCATTGCAGTTCTAGTTTCTCTAAATATTAAGTCTCCATATATACCTAAACCACCACCTTGAAGTAAAGAATCAAGCATAGTTCTATAATTTAATTCTCTTGGCGTTCTTCCTTTTAATAAATCTTTTACTGTCATAGACATATATCCAAAAGCTAAACTAGAAGCTAACATTGTAAGCATACCTAATGATCCTTTCATTTTATCTCCACCTTTAAAAACACCTATTTCTCTACCCAATACTCTTTGAACAACAGATATAGGAAATGCTTTAAATTGACCTAAAAATCTTATTGCTTCTCCAATTTTTGTACCTGCTAAAAAACCTTGAGTCATTTCACCTTTAACTCTAGCATCTGGTTCAATAACTGCTGTAGTTGTTCTATCTAATAACATTGCAGATATAGATGCTTTAAATTTTTCTTTTTCAATTCTTAATTCTCTTTTACTAAGATCTTCTATTCCTGTAATTTTTTTTACATCAGCATCGCTTATTTGATCTAATTGACCAATATTTAAAAATTCAGTTCCATCTTCTGCTTTTTCCATGCCTTGTTTTCTAATAATATCCCATTTAACAGAATCTATATCGTATGTTTTAAATAAACTTTTTAATGCAGGATTTAATTGATCAAAGTTTAATCCTTTTTGTAAAGCATAATAATTAGACATTCCTAATAAAGCACTTTGTTTTAAAGTATTGGTCCACCAAGAAAGTAAATTAACTTTAAAGAAAAATCTCTGAACATTAGTCCAACCTTTGCTTAAATTATCTCCAACTTGATGTCTCCCAGCAACTTCATAAATTGTATTATCAAACATAAGACCAGAAATTTTTGCTATATCATTTTTTCTTGCTGTATTTTTTATTTTACTTAAAGCAATAAATGCATCTGCTATTCCACTTAAAAATGTTTTTCCTTGATGTCTCATTTCTGAAGCGTAAATACCTATATCTGCTGCAGCTGATATGGTTGCTCCACCAAGACTTGCCATAGAAGCTAAAGCTCTAGCAATTGCCGAATATCTTGCAAGACCAAAACCTTCTACAGTATAAATAGATCCATCTACAACTTTTATAAATTTATCAAATTTAGAACCTTTAGCAACAGAAGTTGTATCTCTTCCTTCTGCTTCCATTTTTTTTTGAACTGCATATCTTATTTTATCAAAATTTTGTGATGGTCTTGTTCCTAATCTTTCCATGATTCCAATATTTCTTCCTGCGGTTTGCAATCCAGAAAGAAAAGATTCTTTTAAATTTCCTACACCAAATTTATTATTATATTCAAACCATTCAGTACCATTTTTAAAATGTAAAACTCTTTTCATTTTTGATTTTTCAGCTGTACTATCTGTTAATTTTGCTCCAAAAGCATATTGAGATCCATCAGATAATAAATATTTATTTCCAACAAGAGTATTGTAAACAGAGACCATAAATTCTTCTATATTATCAGTTTCTGCAAAAGTTCTATCTTTATCTAATTTAGGTAATACATAATTTTTCCATGCAGTATAATTTTTATTATAATTAATATCTTTTTTATTTTTTAAATTAGGATCAACTTTAATATCGTCTAAATTTAAACCTAATACTTTAGCAGCATCTCTAACAAGATAAGGATCATGAGATTGTCTTATAATATAACCCCATATCTTTGCTATATTTGCTCCTCTATCATTTAATTTATTTCTTATTAATTCAGAAAACTCTTCCATAGCTTCTGCTAATTTAATAATTTTAGGATTTGTTTCTCCATCAACGACACCTTGTAATCCACTTCTTTGTTCCATTTCTGTTTTTTTACTTAATTGTTCAATTACTTTAGTAACTCTTAATTGTAATTCTGGTTCAGCAATGTCATCTAATCCTTTTATAAAAATATCTTCTATACCTAATTCTTTTAATTTTAATTCCCAAGCTCCAATTAATTGACCTACTACTGCGTGTTGATGAGCAGCAACAGAAGATTTGGCTCCTTTAGCTATTTTATTTGATCCTACTAAATACGCATTTAATCCTTCAGCTGGATCGTCTGCAAAATCTTCAAAAATAAAATCAACTGCATTTCTTATTTTTATTTCATCTTCTAAAGCATTTCTTTTATTAATTAATTTTTGTAATTTTATTTGTTCAGATACTTCTTTGGCTACACTATCAACATCAATATCGTCTATTCTTGATAAACCTCTTCTTGCTTTTGCTTCTTTAATAGCATTTATAATTTCATCTTTTCTAACAGCATTAAGAGAAGATTTACTTAGTAGATCTTCTATTCTTAATAAACATTTATCTTTTGCCATAATTATCTTCCACTTTTACAGTTAATATAATCAGAAACAACTTCATCTAAATCTTTACTTTTTGCATTAACTTCATCTAATTCATCTTTAGTAATTTTAATCATTTGTCTTTTATCTTCAAAATCTAAATCTTTTTTATATTTTTCTATTTGTCTTTGTTTTAAATTTTCTAATCTTTTTTCAATACTTTCTACTTCTGGATTATTTATTGTATTTTGATTTCTAGGTGTTTTTCTAGAAACATCATTAGCTTCAGTTGTTTGATTTATTTTTGTTCTTGTAGATATATTTTCTGGTGGTTGTGTAATATTTTCAGAAACTTTTTTTAAAGTTGGATCAGAATTTACAATTGCTGAAGTATCAACTCCCTCTTCTGTAGCAATATCTCTTACCGATCTTTCTAATAATAATCTTCTAGTTTTAGGATCTGTCTTAGCTAAAGCCATCATAGTTTCTCCCTCAATAGGGTAATATTCTTTATATAAATTCAATTCTGGATCTGGTTTATCTGGTCCAAATTTACCATCTTCTTTATCTTTTCTTATTTTATTTAATCTTTCATTAAATTTTTTTGTTGTATTAATATCTTTTAATTTACCAATACCAACATGAAGTCCACCACCAATAACAGTTCCAAATGTAACATTTAAAAGTGAATCAGTTAAATCATAATCGGCTTGTAATTTTTGAGCCACATTATAAACAATAGGTTCAAGTATTGTAGCACCAACAGCTCCTTCTATTGCACCTTTTGCTAATCTTGCTGTTCTTAAACTTGTTCTAGCTGCCATATAAGCAAATCTATTTTGACCAACAACAGGAATAAATGATGCTGCAATGTTAAATGGATCAGCTAAAGATACCGCAAGACCAGTTCCAATTTTTGCTGCTCCTACATAAAATCCAGACTTTAATGGATTCCAAGAACCTTTTGGTCCACGCTCAATAATACTTTGTCTATCTCTTTCTTCTTTTTTTTCTTCAACCATAATGTCAACAACAGATTGAAATTCATCATCTTCAAAAAATAATCCTAATTCAGAATATTTTTTATTTAATTCATCTCTTGAAACTCGTTCATTATTTTGACTTATTTCCATTTGTTTTGCTTTAACAAGATCAAAATAATTTCTTGTCATTTGTAAAGGATTGAAGTTCCAGTTTTCTGCTGCTACTGCTCCTAAAGTAGAACTTAAATTTTGTTCATAAAAATCATATCCATTTTTTTGCCTATCTTCATTTATGTTTAATCCAAAACCAAGTTGAGCCATTATTAAAACCTTTTAACTTTTATAATTTCTTCATCCGTCATTTCTTTTCTTGTTTTGTCTAATAAATTATAATCCATTTCAATATTAGTTCCTGGTAAAATTTTACTTGTATCATCAAATTTAAACATTAAATTTTCTTTATTTTTATTAATAAGTGGAGCAAAAGATCCATCCGGAAAAACAATTCCATATATTAAACCTGTACCATCTGAAGTATTTCTCCATTCACCATTATATCTAGCTTGTATTCTAAAATCTTCGTTAAGTTTTTGTATATCAGTTTCTTTATCTGAACCAAAAGCAACAGCTTCAAATTTATCTAAATAATGATTTTTAATTAAATCTGCTTTATCTATAATTCCAGTAGGTTCAGTAGCATTTACTTTTTTTCCATTAAACATTTTAGGAACATAAAAACTTTCTTCAATTTCAAATCTACCCATAATAAGTGTAGCAGCATTTTCTACAGCTTTATCAATATTGTCAGTTTGATTTGCAAATAATTCATTTGCAGCATAATAAGATAAAGTTTCTACAATTTTATCCATTTTTACACTAGCTGTACTTGTGTCAAATCTATTACCTCTAACTATAACATCTTCAAAATCTTTTATTTTTATTCTAACTTTTTTTCTTACATCATTAATATTTGAATCATTGTCTGTTAAAAATCTTTTTAATGTTTCTTGTTCTGATTTATCATCTAAACTTAAAAATTTCATTGTTTCAGTTTCGTCTTGCAGGAATGAAGATAATTGAGCAGTAAAAGGCAAACCTTTACTTGATAGTTCTAATAATGCTTTTGAATTATATTCTCCAAATTCCATATCTAATTTTTGTAACATGAATATTCTTTCTTTAGCATCAGCTTGTTTATATCTATTAATCCAACCATTAGCTTCTTGATTAGACATAACTCTTATTTGGTGATCTTGATTTCCTAATAGTTTTTGTTCAGCAACTAAAAATTCTGTTAAAGCTAATTTTTTTTCTATTTGTAATTCTGGAATAGTTTCTTCTTGTAATTCATTAAAAAGTTTTTCTGCTGTTGGGTTAGTGTTAATTATAAAATTACTAGGATCTTCAATCATAGCTTTATTTCTTCTATTTACTATTCCTTCATAATATTCTTGCATTTTTTTAGCGTCTTTATATTCCATAGAATCGAAAGCATTTTTAGTTATAGATTCTAAAGTAGATCTTAATTCTGATTCATTAACTGAATTTAATATTTTTGTATTTGAAACACTTTCTTTAATTACGGAGTATTGCTCCATCATCCCATTAAATACTTTTGGTTCTAAAACTTCTTTTGCAAAATTCATATCAAAAGGTATTTCTTTACCATCTAAAGCAGCAGCAGCAAAATTTTCCCATTCATTTTTAATTTCTGGAGTTAATAAACCTTTTGCTTGTGCAATTAATTTTTCTCTATTTTCATAAGAAATATTTGTATATTTTGTTTTATCCCATAAATTTAAATAAGTTTGTCTGGGATCATTTCTTAATCCTTGTGTAACTTCATAAGTTTCAAGTTCAGTAGGAATATTTGAAATTAAAGCATTATATTGATCTACATCAATTCTACCTTTATAATGTTTTTCATATAAAAGTTTTAAATCATTTTCTACTGTTGCTTTAGCTAATGGGTTTTTATCTATAAAAGCATCTATTAAAATTTTATTTTTTTTCTTATTAACTTCTAAATCTAATGATTGAAGCATATTAATTGATACAGCTGAATTAACTTTAAATATTCCTTTTTGAACTTCTCCATAAAAATTATTATTAAACATTGTTTGAACATATTTATTAGAAGCCTTATTAGAAAAATTATTTTTAATTCTTTCAGAATCTGTTTTAATTAATTCAAATGCTTGATCTTTATTATCCAATCTACTTGCTCGATCAAGTGTATCAGTAAATTGTAATAATGCTTCATTTTCTAATTTTAATGCTTCAGTTTTATTTTCAAAATTTTTTTCTTGTACTCTATGTTGAACGATTGCTTGTGTGGCAGGAGCTAAAGCTGTACCTAATGTTTGAG